GTCCCGGTTTACATCCTGTCTGTGCATGAAGTAGTAACCGTTTTCTGCCTGAATGTCATTCAGAACTGCTAAAATGTTCTGTTCGTAATTCACATCCGGCGGCAGCTCTCCGAACCATTCTTTGATTGTGTCAAGGTTCCAATCGTACTGAATCATATCCAGAATCGTTGCATTTTGGGTTTTCTTATCCATAGAGATGAACTCCATAGGAGAAAGCTGCAACGGAGTGAATATGGTTTTCAGAAATGTTTCAGGGCTGGGGACAACATTGCCGTTCTGCTTTACAGATTTATAATCCGTCATTCCCTGTCTCGGTTTTCTGTCTATGGAGAGACCACTATCTGTCTCAATGAAAATCTCTCCCTCTGTCTCTCCGTTTTTGATAATGTACTCACGGTCTGATGCGTTGGTAAGGGCATATCTGATTGCATCAATAACGGATGTTTTACCGGTTCCGTTATCTCCGACAAGTTCAATATTCTTACCGTCTCCGCTCCATTCCTTGATTCCGAAAAGACTCTTAATCGTGATTTTTGAAATCTTCATGGTGGATTTTCCTTTCTCTGTTTATGGGGTTCGGCAATGCCTTACCCCTAAACCGCTACTGAATTACTGTTACGTTGGATGCCTGCGGTCCCTTGGTTCCGTCAACAACATCAAATTCTACGGGCTGCCCCTCTACGAGAGTCTTGTAACCGGCCATCTGCAATGCGCTGAAATGGCAGAACACGTCAACTCCATCTTCGCCTGTAATGAAACCATAGCCCTTTGCGGCGTTGAACCATTTAACTGTACCTTTTCTCATGGTGCGTCTCCTTTCCTCAAAAAATATCTATTAAACAATCCTTGCGGATGCTTAACCTATACCAAGTCGTTCTTTCTCCTGATCCAAAAGGTGGCGATATATGTAAAATCCCCACTTGGATTTACCCTCTCGCTTTATGGCATATCCAATAGGCAATTTCTCCCTTTTCATAAGTTCACGGAGCGTAATCACATCCATTTGCAACTCTTTCGCTGCATTTTTTGGTGTCACTCTCTCATTGTTCATTGCTTCTTACCTCAATCTGTTCGTTTTGCTGTGCCTTAGTTCGTTGTGGATTATCCTTTTCGTGTTTGCTCGACTAAACTTTTTGGGTAAAAAGTTTGCTGACAGGGACATTCAAAGCCGCCGCCAACGATTTCAGAGTACCGACCATAGCCTCATGCTCTTCGTTGTTTTCAAGCAGAACTATGGTTGTTCTGCTTACGCCAGACATTTGAGCTAACTGTTCCTGGGTAAGTTTCTTCTTTTCTCTAAGTTCTCTGATTCGATACGCCATTACTGTGCCTCCTTTCTTTGTCCGATGTTTGCTCGACTGAACAATTTGAGTATAGCCGACTAAACATTTATTGTCAAGCACATTTTACAAAAAAATTGACTTTTTGTTCCGTGCATTGTATAATGGACTAAACATTGAAAGGAGGTTTTCTTATGACATTAGGGCAGATAATAAGGGCATATAGAGAAGAAAATAGCATGAGTATGGATAGATTTGCGAAAGCTAGTGGTTTGAGTAAAGGTTACATATCCCAGCTTGAAAATAATCTCAATCCGAAAACAGGAGAACCGCCTGTTCCGTCCATGGCAACAATAAAGAAAGCGGCAAATGGAATGTTTATGAGTTTCGACGAACTTTTTAATCAATTAGATGATAATATGAAAGTATCTGTTTCTCCTGAGAAAGTGAGGATGGCTAAGAAAGCAATCCGCATACCGGTTCTTGGTAATGTGGCTGCCGGAATACCTATTGAAGCCATTGAGGATGTTATAGATTATGAGGAAATATCAGAGGAATTGGCTCATACCGGAGATTTCTTCGCTCTAAAAATAAAGGGAGATTCAATGGAACCTCGTATCTGCAATGGGGATGTTGTGATTGTCCGCAAACAGAACTATGCAGAATCAGGAGATCTTGTCATTGTGTTAGTCAATGGAGACAGTGCCACTTGCAAAAAGTTGGCAAAGTTCCCTAGTGGAATCAGACTCATTCCTTTTAATCAGACCTATGAGCCTATGTTCTATTCAAATGAGGAAATTGAGAATAAGCCAGTGAGAATCATTGGCAGAGTCGTTGAAAACCGACAGAAATACTAAAATAGAAAACCGCCTCTGCTACCAACAGAGACGGTATCTATAAACACACACCGGAAAGCCGATGTATGCTCGTCTGAACACCTTGCATTATATCATCTTCCCGGTAGAAAAACAATATACCGGGCATTTTTACGCCCATTTTTAGGAAAAAGGAGGATGATATTATGCGTCTGCCAAACGGTTACGGTAGTGTAATCAAACTAAAAGGCAAGAGGCGTAAGCCTTATGCCGTCCGAACTTCTGAAATTTGTAGAAATTGATGCTCCGAAAGAACCGCCGTCAAACATTCTGAGAGATTTTGTCCGATACAATTTCAAATGGCAATGGAGAAAACAGGTTTGGTCTGCCATCTCATCGGAACCAGTGTTGTCATTCGCTGAGGATCTTATGCAGGAAGAGGGATATGAGTATTCCATCTCCTACCGTCAGACATTTAAGTACCTTGAATATTTTGCCAAACAGGAGCACGCCTACTCTTACTTATCTGAATTGAATAATGCAGATGTCGTTGCGGAGCACATCAGATATGCCGAGACTCCCACATTTGCAGAGATGTACGGGAAGTGGAAAAATTATAGGAAAGCTCTGCCGGACAAAATATCTTCAAACACATGGAGAAACTACGAAATTGCCTTTAATCATCTGTCCGATCTGCACCACAAGAAATTTAATGCTCTGCGGACTGATGAAGTCCAGGAATGTATCAACAAATGGACCTGTAAATCAAATTCCACCGTTTCTAATATCCGAACCGTTCTCAATAATCTGTACAAGTACGCCCTGATGAACAACTACATAGAAAAAGATCTGTCACAGTTTTTTGTTTACTCATGGGTAAACCCGGAAGAACAGATTCATAGCAGATACACGAATGAGGAGATTGCAACCTTGTGGAGCAAACTGTATGTGGTAAACAATGTTGACCTCATCCTCATTACAATCTATACAGGTCTGCGTCCTACCGAACTGTTAGAGATAACCACGGATAATGTGCATCTGGACGAACAATATATGATTGGAGGAATGAAAACAGAAGCCGGAACAGACAGAGTTATTCCTATTGCAGACAAAATCCTGCCTCTCGTAAAGAACCGGTACGATGCCAACCGTAGATTTCTGGTAAACAACAAATATGGCAATCACTACACATACGGTTCCTATGTTAGTGCGAATTTCAATACAGTTATGAATAAGCTCAACATGAAACATCTTCCCCATGATGGCCGGCACACGTTCGCATCTCTCATGGATGATGCCGGAGCGAATGAGGTTTGCATCAAACTCATAATGGGTCACAGCATGAAAAACAATGTCACAAAGGGAGTGTACACACATAAAACCACACAACAGCTTATTGATGAAGTCAACAAAATTTAAGGGAGGTCATGCCTCCCTTTTACTGTATAAATATTCTAAAACAGTGTCAAAAACCAAGTATATTATGCGTATATTATGCAAAATCGTTTGTATCTTGCGTGTATATTATAAGTATATTGCCAGTATATTACTATCAAATTTTTACTCAAACTTACGAACACTCACTGTAAAAATACGCACAATAAAACCCCGGAAACATTGAATTTCCGGGGTTCGTTTTTATTGATTAGCACACACCCTGTGCTAACATAGCATCTACGACTTTCTCAAAGCCTGCGATGTTAGCACCTGCTACATAGTCGCCCTCTTTGCCATAACGTTTTGCAGCATCGTCGATGTTGTGGTAGATGTTTACCATGATCTGGTTCAGTTTTGCATCTACTTCTTCAAATGTCCAGCTTAAACGCTCGCTGTTCTGAGACATCTCAAGTGCGGATGTAGCAACACCACCTGCGTTTGCAGCCTTGCCAGGAACAAAGTATACACCGTTCTGCTGTAAGTACTGTGTAGCGTCAAGCGTTGTAGGCATGTTAGCACCTTCGCAAACTGCGATACAGCCGTTTGCAACTAATGCTTTTGCATCATCGATAAGCAGCTCGTTCTGTGTAGCACATGGAAGTGCGATATCGCATTTTACGCTCCATACGCCACGGCCTTCATGATACTCAGCACTTGGTCTTGCTGCTGCGTACTCTGTCAGACGTGCACGTTTTACTTCTTTAACCTCTTTCAGTAAATCTACATCAATTCCTTCCGGATCATAAATCCAGCCTGTGGAATCAGAGCATGTTACGCATTTAGCGCCTAACTGATGTGCTTTCTGGATTGCATAGATAGCAACATTACCGGCACCGGATACAACACATGTCTTGCCTGCGATATCCTGTCCATGGGATTTCAGAAGTTCTTCAGTCATGTATAACAGACCATAACCTGTTGCTTCTGTACGTGCAAGAGATCCAC